AATTTTATAAACCAACTAAATAAACCCCATGATTTGTATTCAAGATTGTCGCATAAAAGAATATCACCTGTCTTTAATGGAGAGCTCATTTCAGTCATTTATTTTACTTTACTTTATTTTATATTATAGTATAAAATATAACTAGTATAAAATACTAAAATAGATATAATTATTAATTATTATATATTAAAAAAGTTATACTTATAACAATATAGTAAATATATATAGATGCCATCTTTTAAACATAAAACGAATAAAAAAATTTTCGTAGACAAAAAACGGATAATGACGCTAGATAGCGTTCATAGGGAGTTACAGGGCGAATTCAACTTAATTAATAGCGAAGTTTTGCCTACGTTAGTACGCAGAAAAAATGAAATAATGAAAAAGCTAAATAATTCCGAAGTTATATTAGATGTTAATGAAAAAATAGAGTTACAAGACTCTTTGTATGACATAAAAGAAGAAATTTATAAAAATAAGAAAAAGATTAAAGACTATTACCTCAATAACAGTAGATTTATTTTCGACTATTTTGAAAACAAAAAAGAAATTACAAATGGTACAAATAAAACAACAATTCTTAATTCCTTCTTTAAAGTAAATGATAAAACATTTGATGAAAATGCATTAACTCGTGCAAATGATAATAATGTTCAGAAATTTTTTACAAATCTTGACCAGACTTTTATTAACATAAACGACTATACGTATGCCACCGATATATGTCAGTCTTGTAATAAGGGGGAAATGATTCCCGTTGAACACGAGGGAATTATGGTATGTAACATATGTGCCAAACAAGTTACCTACCTTATCGAAAATGAGAAGCCGTCTTATAAAGAACCGCCGAAAGAAGCATGCTTTTATGCATATAAAAGAATTAACCATTTTAAAGAAATACTTGCACAGTTTCAAGCAAAAGAAACTACGCAAATTCCTGAAGAAGTTCTTGAAAATATCAAGCAACAACTTCATAAAGAGCGCATACCTCTTTCAAAATTTACGAATTCTAAAGCAAAAGAAGTTCTCAAAAAATTGGGATATAATAAATATTACGAGCATATCCCCTTCATTAAAGACAAACTTGGTATTAAACCACCGACTATGACGCCGGAATTAGAAGAGACGTTGTGTAATCTTTTTATGGAGATACAAGGACCTTATGCGAAATTTTGCCCTGACGACCGTGTGAATTTTTTGAATTATTATTACACGGTTTATAAACTGTGTGAACTTCTCGAGAAGACGGAATTTCTTTCTTATTTTCCGATGTTGAAAGATAAGGAAAAGAGAATAGAACAAGATGATATATGGAAGAAAATTTGTGAGGAGTTAAACTGGGTGTTTATACCGACGCAGTAGAAACCGCATTGTATTTTGTGCGCGGTCTTCATCTACTTCTTCTTTTTATCGTATTTCTTCGTTTGGTTTTATTTCTTCGTTTTGTTGTATTTCTTCTATTTCGCCTCTTTATTATTTTTAACTTTCGGCGAGTTTTGCCGCCGCCTTTATTTGAGGGTTTGGTGCGTTTTTTAAAGAAGGTTGTTTGAATGGGACCGTTTGAGCTACTCATTTGTGCATTAACATTAAATTCACTAAGAAATTTTCCCTGATAAGGATTACGGTGATTATATTTTCTAAGTTTAAAGTATCTTTTTTCTTCAGTTTGATACAAAGGTCTAATATTATCATAACCAGTACTAATTACACCTACGGCATCATTTTTTAATTTATAAAAATATGTAACTGGGGTATCCGCTAGAGCGCTGTGTTTACTTGCTGTAAATCCGACCGTACCAGAGGGTAAGTGACCATAAATTTTCCCTATACGCATAAGATAAGGTAAAAATGATATTGTAAGTCCACTATCTGGTATAAAGCATCGCGGTAGAAAATAATAACTACTACTACCAACTAGCAAATTACTCATATAAGAAGGTAAATGTAAAACAGTTGCATGAGGATGAGGTATAAGTCGTTTTAACGGAGTAACATTAGGTAAATCGGGTTGACGTGCGATTCCTATTGCTCTTGATTCATTTTCTTTTACAATATTTCTCTTAGTAATATCACCAAAACAACTGTTGAGTGACATTTGTCTAAGATTACTATCACTCAATACCGCATATATAAATAAAATGTCATCAGGACCTGGTTCTTTACCGTCCCATGGTATAGTGTTTGTATACTTATTTTCTCTTCCACGTTCTACCGTTGTTTTAAATATTTTAGCGAGCTGGGCAACTGGTTCTTCAACACTATCATGACTACTCGCACTATCCTCACTACCACTATCACTCATACTCATATTTATATTAGATACAGAATAATCTTCTATAAAGTAAGCAATGACTATTTATTATTTAAATAATAATTAAATAATAAAATGTAAATAGTAAATACTATCTATCAATCTAATCTCTAAATAAACGCTTTAACTTTTAAATTAAATTTAAAGTTTAAGAGGGGTGGGGAAACCAACAAGGTTAGCACCAATACCAAAACCAGCACCTGTTCTAGCAGAAACAGCTAAAGTGGGTACATAAACATCCAAGATGGCGAAGGTGGCAGCTGCTACAAGAGAAATCAACGCAATTTCGTCTAATTTAAGAGAGCGTGATGGTATGGAGTAAGCAACTATCGCGACACAAAGACCTTCGATAATATACTTAATAAAGCGCTTAAAAAGCTCACTAAAATCAAGTGTTCCGTACATTATAAATATAATGTAGAAAAAAATATTATTTTATTATTTTATTATTTATTAGTTTATTAGTTTATTAGTTTATTAAAATTAATAAAATAAAGTAAGTGTAAACTTTATAAATTAATAAATGGTAAACTTACTTAAAATAATTATTTAAATATATATTATAATGTCTGAAACCAATAGTTTACCAAAGGGAGTTACTCCTAAATATTTACCCGATGGAAAAGAAAATACAAAATATGTCGACTTATTGGAAGAAGATAAACCGATTGCTGGTCAAAAATTTGTATGTCTTTCATTCGTTTCACCGGAACATATTATTAAACAGAAAGAACAATTTTTATTCGAAGAGTTTGTTAAGCAATGGGATTATAAAAAGTCAATGGAAAAATTTACCCAGTTTCTTAACTTTGTCTCATTTAAATATTCCCTTTCTTTCGATAAACTTACCGCCGATTTCCAGGAGTTTACAAAGGAAGAAGGCGAGACAATTCGCGCAACATCTGCAACACTAATTAGCGACGACTATAAAACATTTTTGGATAATAATGAAGACGAACTTGAGCAGAAATTCGGTGAAAAACACGGATTTCAAACCTCTACACGAGGCATCAAAGTGCGCGGCGTTTTTGCTACACAAGGCGAGGCAGAACTTCGCTGTAAGTTGCTGCGTGAAGTCGACCCTAATCATGATATTTATGTAGGACAAGTTGGTATGTGGGTTCCTTTTCATCCAGAGGCATACAAGACAGGACGTGTCGAATATATGGAGGAGACTCTCAACCAACTTATGTCCGATAAAAAGAAGAATGAGGAAACTGCAAAACAGGAATTCGATAAACGTGTGCGCGAAGCTAGACAGAAGGCAATCGAAGAGAATATGAAGAAGGCGGAGGAGTCTGGCAATAAACTTACACAAACTATTAATGCGGATGGCGAACTTGTTGGTATTTCAAATGTTGCAAACTTTGATGGCTTGGACGAGGATTCGACGGTTGAAGATATTAAGAAGAGCATGTTTGAAGCTGAGAATGTTGTTATTGATAAGAACAGCGACCACGGTTTGTCAAAACTGACACATTTTGAGAATTAACGAATAAGCAAAATTAACGAATAAGCATTTTTAACTATTAAATATTATATGTTAAATATTATATGTCACTAATATATAATATTTTCTTTTTAATTGGCATGAATAAAAAGGTAAAACAATATGTAGTAAGTAACTATTTTAAATCATTTAATAGCAGTAATGTATTTATTAACTTAGTTTGTTTATTATTTATTTTAGCTGCTATCATTATATGTTTGTATTTTCTATATAGAGCATTATCGAATGCATTATATATTTATAAACTTAAAATAGATTTTTATAAATTACGAGACATGGGGCTAGGTGTAAAAAACTATAATATAATATACTCAAAAGAACTTGAAAAAAAATATATAATGAATAGGAAAAAAATATTTAAAAACCCAAATGCTGAATTTAAAAATAAAAATGTTATTGGATTGACAACAGATAAATATATTGTAGTAGACTTTGATACTAAGAAAGGTGCCGAAAGTGCAGATTTTTTAATTGAAAAAATGCCAAAAGATACTGTATTGGAAAAAACGCCCAATGGTTATCACTATTATTTTGAAAATGATACAGGAAACCCCATACACACATATGTACAGGTCTCTATTAATAAAGTGAAATATTCTTTGGATATTTTAGGTTTTGACGCTATTATCACAATGTCACCATCAGTAGTAGATGGAAAAAATTATTATTGGATCAATAGTATTTTTACACATACTCCTGCAAAGTTATCAGAGAATCCATGGATACTTGATTTAATAAAAGATGAAACACCTTTTTTCAAAAGATTTGATAGTATCAACTTGTCATTGAAAATTAAGAATGCTTTTATAATAGTAGATAATATAAATATTGAAAATAATATTAGGTTTGCATTTGGTGTACTAAAAGAATATTATGTAAAAATAAAATTGTTAAATGGTGTTATATATGCATATGATGATAATTATTATTTTTTGACAAGAGGTAGTTTTAATAAATACAGGAATAAGAAATCTATGATAGAAAAAGTAAAAAAAGTTATTAGTGAACTTAAACCATCGTGTATTGTAGACTTATCTATTATATATAGCAACTATTTGAACACTGAAAATATTTTTCAAATATCATCGGCTGTTATACATAATGATTTTAAAAATTATAAATATAATGCCGAATTTCCAAACTATATTGAAGGAACTACCATGTATAGAAAAACTAAGTATCTAGTTAATGATACCATTACCATAAATAATTATAATAATTATAATAATTATAATAATAAAAATTTAAATGACTTAATAATGTCGAATACATCTAGCACATCTCAAGCAAATAATGTTAATAAAATATTGACAGGTCCAGAAAGTATTTATATAACATTTTTGCTTTCAAATTATTTTAGTATACCATGTACGGTACTATGTGTGACCTATAGTGAAAAAAGTGAATTGAGTAACTCGAATAAACAGTTAAAGAAAGTTTCAGATAAAATAGTAAATACTATGTTTTCAATATTTTAAATTTTTTACCATTTTACCATTTTACCATTTTACCATTTTACCATTTATTTTTACTCACCTTGATTTTCGGACCTTGACCTTTACGTTTAATATTTGATGGGTCATATTGTTCTTCTTCATCATCTGAATGAATATCTTTCGACATTTCCCAGAATTCTTTTGCACCCAATTTAAACGGACCGTGCGTTTGTGCCTTATACCAAAATATCTGGTCATGTAATTTATTTGATTTTGCATTATTATTAATTACCAAACATTCGTAGTTTTCGGTACACTGGTCCATAACTTGACAAAAACTTTCAAATGTTGGAAACATACCGGCATAGTTCTCATAAATTCTTTTACGATTCCCAATATATGGCTCGCGTAAAATAAAAACATAATCAATATTAGTTCGCAAATTAGGGGGAATACCCAGAGGATACTGCATCGTAATTACCAACATGACTTTCCAGTGACGTCCATTCATAAAAAGTAAACGCATCATAACATCTTTCGTCCACTTATTATCAAAAAGACAGTCATCTAATACCACAAATGTTCGCGGGTCGATTGTGCTTCTTTTATATGATTCTATCTCTTTTTTCATCTGTTTTAATACGGCTTTTTGTCGTTTTAAAATATTTTCAATAATTGCTGTATTATAAGCATCATGAATAAATAATTTAGGAACATGTTCTCCAAAAAAACCGTTTCCTGCCTCTGTCCCGGATATAACAGTACCAATAGGAATATCTTGATGATAATACATTAAGTCTTTTACTAAAAAACTTTTACCGGTATCACGTCGTCCGATAAGAACAATAACAGGACCTTTATTTTCATCGGGTCTAAAACTAATTGAACGCATATCAAATTTTGCTAATTCTAAACCTACGCTCATTGTTGTATAATTTATATATATTTACTTATTTATACTATATATTAAAAAATATATATTTTACAAACGCATATAATTTTAAAAAGCATATTTAGTGTTTTTACTATTTAGTGTTTTTGTTACTCTACTATTTTTATTAGTTTAAAAAGGAATAAAAATATGTATTTAAATAATTAAGTAACTGACGATGGAAATTTGCGACGACCAGCCTATTTTTGGAGAAAGTACGTTTTCTTTAAACTATAGAAAACTTAATAACCGTGATTTTTTTACTTCTTTAGAAGAATCCGAACTTGGTATAGTAAATAGCAAAAATTATATGCCTATTTACGAAAGTTATTTTAATTTAAATGAAACAAACTATAACTCTATAAATTTGAATCAGCGTTTTTATGTATCCGCTTTATCCGGAGTTGTTGATAAAAATAATATACAAGCCGCTGTCGTAGATGCTTTTAAAAGCACATCAGAATCTTTAACAATTCTTCATAAACCCATTTTTATTAAATTTTCTCCATTGATTGATCCGGTGAAATACATGTTGGGAAAATATGAAAGTTTAAATGTAAATGGCGATATTTTGGATATTCCCGTACTATCAAAACTTGAAAAAAAAGGATTGTTAAAAGCAAATGATAAAAATAATGCAGCATATGTTGATGCTTTTTTTTCATACTTGTCGAGTCAAGTTTTAAACTGTCATGACTTTATTCACGGTCTTAATTTCTATGGGTCGTTCAATGCTATTAAAAAAGATTTTTATTATAATGTAATTGACGATATAGAATGTTTGGATAAAAATGCTTATTTTAATAAAAATAAAAATATTCTTTTTGAGGTTGAAGATATTGAATTTTCTGATGATAATGAAACTGTTAATAATGACGATGACAGTACTCATTCAAACTACGCACATAAACACCAAAAAAATACAAGAAACAAGAAAGAAAAAATTACAATTGAAAAAAATGACAGTATAGAGGAGTCAACTATAGTTGTTCATGAAGATTTCGATAAAGTTAACAATGAGTTAAGTTCTATATTTAATGTTTCTTCTGATAATAAAGAATCCGAACACTCAAATGTATCGAGCGACGATGTTTTATTAACAACAAAATTAGATGATGTAGTAGCAGATAATGCAAACATAATCGAAGAAGTAGATGGTATTGTATTAAACAAGGATTCTCATTTTGGCAATGATAGCGATAGCGATAGCGATAGTGATGGCAATAATTCCTTCACATCGGGTTCCTGTTCTTCGCGTTCATCTTATACAAGTGATAGTCAAACAGATGGTGGTGTTGGTGGCGGTGGTGGTTCAGGTAGTGATTGTGATATCGATGATATTATATGTCTAGATGAAACAAAAAATACCAGTAATGATGGCAAAAATAACAAAGATAGCAAAAATAACAAAGATAACAAAAAAAACTCAAAAAATATTTCTCGTGCATCTTGTAGTGAAGGTGAAAGTGGAGGCGAATGTGAAGGAAAAAATGACCAAGACCAGGAAAGCAGTAGTGGTCAGGAAGATGATGAGTATGATGACGACGACGACGACGATGAGTATGAAGACGATGAAACGCTATGGGCAACAATTAAGAATTTTCCGGTCTCGGCGATTATGCTAGAGAAATGCGATAACACGCTCGACTCTTTAATGATGCAAGAAAAAG